GTTGAAGAAACTACTGACGAATTAAAAGAAGAAACTATTTCTGAAGATTGTGGCTGTGGTCATGGCTCAGATTGCGATTGTGGACCAGAATGTGATTGTGGTTGCAACGCAGTTAACGAAACTACGGAGAATAATATGAGTGAAGAACAAGCAAGGATACGAGAATTAGCAGGTATAGATTCTCAAAGCATTAATGAAGATGAATCAGTATGGAATCAATTCTTAAAACTTAATGATGAAATGGATTTTGAATCTGAAGATAGAATCTTTTTTAGTCTGAAACATTGGCCAAAACATCGTTTTGAATTACATGGTGATATTGACGGGAAAGATACTAAATCAGGTGGAGTACACTTAGGTGTCTTGGTTTCTCGCGAGGATGGCGATGATGACAATTTTGCAGGTAATATGTCTATGCCTCAAGATGAGATTAAAGCAAACATTACTGGCGCGGGTTGGGTCGGAACGAATTCTGATATAAAAGGAACGGCTGGAGATTATAAAGAGTTTAGCGATGTATTTCCAGAGCCATATGATGATAAAGAACCAGAAGACCAACACAAAAATATTCATGCATTTAGTAAAGATGCCTCTGGCGAATATCATAATAAAGATGAAGATGAAGAAGTTAACGAAGAAAAGTTAGACGAGATTCTTCCGGTAATTGCAGCCGCCGGCTCAGGTTTGGCTAAAGCAATTAAAAATAAGTTTTCAAAGCCTTCAGCACCTTCAGAGCCAGCATCAACTAGTAAAGAATATGACATAATGCAAAAGGGTATGGATTATCCAGTGAATAAAAAGATTGGAAAAGATGTATCTGTAAGTAATACAACAGCATCAACAAAAGCGGCAGGCCAAGGTCCAGCCTCAACGAAATTTAAGAAATTTTCACATGACTCAGGCGTTAAAGCCCCAAAGGCAGGACAGCACGATAATAGTGCATCACGATGGGCAGAATCAACTGAAACTAAAGCCAATCTGGATAGACTTAAGAAATTGTCAGGATTGTAAACAAATAAGATTGTAATCAATTAAAGTCTCCTAGTGAGACTTTTTTTGTGGGCGCCCAATAAAAAACCCGACATAAAGCCGGGCTTTCTAATTTATTAGATTATGATTTAGTAACCATAGTTCTCATCATTATAACCTAGTCCTGAAGACGCGGTTGTAGTAATTGAACCAAAATCTTGTGTGTCAACTCTAACACCTGTAATTACACCCATACTAGTGAAACCACGAGTTCTTCCTGTTGAACCACCAGTTGCTGAACTATGTCCTGCACCTGCTGTTGGTAAATCATCGCCGCTTGAAGTAATCGAACCAAAATCAGACATTTCTCTTAAATCAATTGAACGTCTAACCTTAATACGAGCCATCCCTGCGATTGCTCTAAGACCTCTGTATCTTGCCATTTTATTTCTCCCATAAAGTTGATGTCGAGGTGGGAATCCCCAATCATCAATAGTATTTATCATTCTTGGCGGTATCATTATAATCAAAGATAAATACTTATAGATAATTAAGTGAGTATTTAACTTGGCAGATTTAACAAAAAAACCATATCAAAAAACACAATTTAGTAATGCACAGTTGTTAGAATTTAGCAAGTGTATGAGCGACCCTTTCTATTTTCTGAATAAGTATTTCTGGATTCAGCATCCTACTAAAGGTCAAATATTGTATCATGCATATGATTACCAACTGGATTTAGCAAAATCGTATCATAATTTTAGATTTTCTATATCTATGTTAGGCAGGCAGATGGGTAAGTCTACGACAGCGGCTGGATATCTACTGTGGTATGCAATGTTTAATCCAGACCAAACTGTTCTCATTGCGGCTCATAAGTATTCAGGCGCACAAGAAATCATGCATAGAATTAGATATGCATACGAGATGTGTCCAGATTTTATTCGTGCTGGTGTAACGAACTACAACAAAGGTAGTATCGAATTTGACAATGGTTCACGTATTATTGCTCAAGCAACAACTGAAAATACTGGTCGTGGTCTTTCAATCTCATTGCTCTACGCAGATGAGTTTGCGTTTGTACGACCTACAATAGCAAAAGAATTCTGGACTTCTATCTCACCAACACTAGCAACGGGTGGTAAAGCAATCATCACATCAACGCCTAACTTAGATGATGACCAGTTTGCGACTATATGGTCAGGCGCTAATAAGAGATTAGACGACTATGGAAATGAAACAGAAGTTGGTATTAATGGGTTCAGACCATACAAAGCATTGTGGCATCAACATCCAGACAGAGACAAACAATGGTCAACTGAAGAAGAAGCACGAGTTGGTAAAGAACGCTTTCTAAGAGAACACGAATGTCAATTTATTGCATACGATGAAACATTAGTAAACAGTCTGAAGTTATCAGGAATTAAAGGAAGAGAACCTATATTAAGAACAGGCCAAGTTAGATGGTATGAGAATATTAATAAAGATTCCTCGTATGTTATAGGATTAGACCCGTCAATGGGAACTGGAGGAGATAATGCCGCAATTCAAGTGTGGGCATTACCAGAACTAATACAAGTTGCAGAATGGCAAAACAATAGAACTGATATACGTGGCCAGGTAGTTACGATGCATACTATTCTTACTATTATTAAAGATGAAATGATTGAACTTGGTAATAGTAATCCCGATATATACTGGTCAGTGGAGAACAATTCACTAGGAGAAGCCGCTCTGATAGTCATTGAAGAAATGGAAGAAGATAGATTTCCTGGGACATTCCTACATGAACCTAAAAAGAAAGGCAGGCAACGTGTCTCCAGAAAAGGATTTACTACTACATATAAGACAAAGATTACTGCTTGTATGAAAATGAAATCATGGATTGAGAGTGATAAGATGATTCCTACAAGTAAAAATTTCATAAGAGAACTGAAAACATTCATAGCAAAAGGAAAAAGTTACGAAGCAAAAACTGGTGAGACTGATGACTTAGTGTCAGCGACATTGTTATGTGTTCGACAAATACAATTTATATCTAGGTTCGAAGAAGGATACGAAGAAATGCTTGGTGAGAGTCTGGATGGGGATGTTGAATACAATGAACCACTTCCTATCATATTTTGATAAATACATGAAACAAGTACGGAAAAACTAATTATGGCAATAAATCTAAACGACATATCAAGAAAAGTAATGAAACTGATGCAAGGCAGTGGACATGCAATGAAAATGTTTGACGCTAATAGCGGCAAAAGTGTTGCAACTCCTGAAGAGGCACGTTTCTTTTACGTTAAAGAACCAAACATGATGGTTCATATTGACGGAGCAACCAATGAACTAAAGTTTCATATTGGTGGAGATGTTGATATAGATAACGAACAAATTAGCAATATGATGAACCAGTTAAAATCTTTAGCACGTACGAACATGCTAGACTTTGATATTCGTTCATTTGGAAAACACATCGAACCTAAAAACTATGCATACAAAGTTAAACAAAATAAGGAGCAAACCATGACAGACCACGTCAATGAAGGCATGGGCCCATTGTCGGGCTCTTCAAAAACAAGCAGACAGACATTAGAAAATGTCCGCCTAATTTTAAAACACCGTGCGCCAGTAAACGAAGAATCTCGTGGTTCTCGTTCACGTAACATTTCAGCAATCTTTGTTGAAACAGGCGAAGGAGAACGTTTCAAATATCCATTTATACATTTGAACGGTGCAAGAGCAATGGCACGTCACGTAGCATCAGGTGGTGAAACACATGATATGGTAGGCGAAGCAATTATAGAGATGTCTGATAATTTAGCAAGGCTAAAAGAGTTTATGAATGTAGTTAACAAACAAGACTTAGTAAACGAAACTAATCGTTCTGATGTTTGGAATGTTAAACGTAGTGTGATGTCTATTAAAGAGAAAATTCAACGAATTCAAGGCGCAAAAGGTTATGCTAGTTTTGTAGAAGACTTTGCTCTTAAAGGTGACAAAATACACACAGAAATTTCAGAAGAAATGGTAGATGCATATGTACAGAAATTTACAAAATCTACATTTGAAGAAAATCTAAAAGATATTTTTCCATTACTACACAAAGTTAATGAAGAAGAAATGGAAAATCGTAGAGATAATCAAACTGCAAGAGTTTTAGAAATATTGACTGCAAAAGTCAAAAAGACTGGTGAAAAAATAAACACAATTTCTTTTGGTGCTCCAAGTTCTTCATCTTATGACTACTCACAAATTAAAAAGCAATTCGCAGAACCTCGTAATCCAGAAGAAGCGGCACAACAAAAGATTAATAAGATAGCAATGACATTTGATGATTTGGCTGACAGAGTTCAAGTAGACACATTATTAGATAAGAAAGGTAAAAAGAAAGGTCACGATTTAGCGGCAGAGATTTCTTTTTTCTTAACTGATATTGCTAACGAAATTCGTTCAAATCCAAGAGGCATGGACAAACAAGATATGACAGTTGCTGGACACTTACTTAAGATGTCTAAGATGTCAGTAGAAAAAGTTGAACCAAAAACAGCAGATACACAAATATCTGAAATGCTTGAAGAGGCTTTCTCAAAGTTTGACCCAGATAGAGGTATTATTAAAGAAGACGAATCAATAAATGAAGACGAAGTTAAAAAAGGCGATACTATTAATCACCGTGATTTAGGAAAACTTAAAGTTTGGAGTGTTTCAAAAGATGGAAAAGAATATAAAGTTCAAGTAGGTGACAGTAATAATTTTAAGAAAATGTCATACGCTGAGTTAAAGGGTTCTGTTTCAAAGAAAAAGTTTTCGACCTCCATGAGTGAAGAGAATGGCAAAAATGATAGACTAGCCAAATTAGCAGGTATGTAAAAAATAAATAATTTTCTGGTTGACATTCATAGTCAACCTATGCTATAATAAAGGGAGTGTTAAAACTTCCTTTTTTATTGTTCAATAACCGCCACATTCGGGGTTAAAAAAACTTTCAAAAAGACTGATTTAATGCTTGACTTTAAGAAAAAAGATAAGTATAATAGTATCATTAGTAGAAATATGTATGGTACATAAAAAACTAATATAAAACTAATAGTAATAAGTAACACAAAACTAATAAAGGCTAATATAGGAGAAAATAATGGCTACACTAGCAGAAATCCGTGCGAAACTTCTCGCACAAGACAGTAAAGCATCAGACAATGCATCCTCAAACAGAGGTACAGATGCTGTATACCCTTTCTGGAATATGGACAACGACAATACAGCAGTATTGAGGTTCCTTCCAGACTCAGACCCAACAAACACATTCTTTTGGAAAGAACGCCAAGTTATCAAACTTCCGTTCCCAGGTGTTAAAGGTGGTGATGAATCAAAACGAGTAATCGTTCAAGTACCATGTGTTGAAATGTGGGGCGATTCATGCCCAATTCACGCAGAAATTCGTCCTTGGTTTAAAGACCCAGCAATGGAAGACTTAGGTCGTACATACTGGAAAAAACGTTCATACGTTTTTCAAGGTTTGGTTGTAACTGACCCAATTGGTGGTGAGCAACCCGAAAATCCAATCCGTAGATTTATCATTGGACCACAAATCTTCAAGTTATTGAAGGCGGCTCTAATGGACCCAGATATGGACAATCTACCAACGGAATATGAACAAGGTACTGATTTCCGTTTAACTAAAACAACAAAAGGTCAGTATGCTGACTACTCAACTTCATCTTGGTCACGTAAAGAACGTTCACTAAATGAAGACGAACGTCAGGTAGTTGAAACTCATGGTCTTTATGACTTGAATGAGTTCATGCCAAAACGTCCAACTGAGGATGACATGCGAATTATCACAGAGATGTTTGAAGCATCTGTTGATGGTGAATTGTATGACCCGACTCGTTGGGGACAGCACTATAAACCTTATGGGTTAGATGTTCCTGCAGGAACTTCAGCAAAAACTACGACAACTGCACCTGCTCCACGAGTAGAAGAAGTTAAAGTAGAGGCTGTAGCACCTACAACAGCAACACCTACGCCAACTCCAACTCCAGCACCAGTAGTAGCAGAAACTACGACTGAAGCACCGAAGTCAGATGCGGCAGATATCTTAGCAATGATTCGTAGTAGAAAAACTGACTAAGAACCAATGATTGAGTGTGGGAGAGTATCAACTCTCCCTACTCTTTTTATATCACATAAGGAGAAATATATGCCACGAGCCTTTGATGCGAGTAAATTTCGCAAAAATATAACAAAATCTGTACCAGGTATGAGTGTTGGTTTTAGAGACCCAGACACATGGATTAGTACAGGAAATTACACATTAAATAAACTTATCAGCAATGACTTTCATCGAGGAATTCCTCTAGGTAAAGTAACAGTATTTGCTGGTGAAAGTGGGGCAGGTAAATCATTTGTTGCCGCAGGTAACGTAGTTAAAAACGCACAAGACCAAGGAATTTTTGTAGTTCTAATCGATAGTGAAAATGCACTAGATGAAACGTGGTTACACGCACTCGATGTAGATACTACACCAGAAAAATTATTAAAATTAAACGTAGCAATGATTGATGATGTTGCTAAAATCATTTCAGACTTTATGAAAGGTTACAGAGAAGACCACGGAGATACTGACCACGCAGAACGTCCAAAAGTTTTGTTTGTGATTGATAGTCTAGGAATGATGATGACACCTACTGACGTTGACCAGTTCAATAAGGGAGACATGAAAGGTGACATGGGACGTAAACCAAAAGCACTAGCATCACTAGTACGTAACAGTGTGAATATGTTTGGTGACTATAACGTAGGTTTAGTTGCTACAAATCATACTTATGCATCACAAGATATGTTTGACCCAGATGATAAAATCTCTGGTGGTCAAGGATTTATCTATGCTAGTTCTATTGTAGTAGCAATGCGTAAACTTAAACTAAAAGTAGATGCAGATGGTAATAAAACATCTCAAGTACATGGTATCAGAGCGGCGTGTAAAGTAATGAAAACCCGTTACTCAAAACCATTTGAAAGTGTGCAAGTTGAAATTCCATATGAAACAGGTATGAGTCCTTATAGTGGACTTGTTGAGTTCTTTGAGGCAAAAGGTTTACTAGTTAAACAAGGTAATCGTTTGAAATACATGACGAAATCAGGTGATGAAATGATTGAATTCCGCAAGAATTGGTCAGATGAAAAACTCGATATAGTTATGAATGAGTTCAATGATGAAACGTTGAAAGATGTAAATTTAGAAGAAGACCAAGTTGAGATAGAAGAAAAATAAATCTAGCAATCTGTATAAATAGATTGCTTACAAACAACAAGAAAACACAGAGGAGTCAACTTGGAATCAGAATCACTTTACGAATTGTGGGAAACACTAGTAAACTATATCCCTGCAAAAGATAAAATAGAAGCAGGAGAGATGTTTATAAAACAATGCGATGATTTGGGTCTAAGTAGTGAAGACATCGAACTATTAATCGATGGCGACTTAATCTTGTCCACTGCACTAGATAGATTCTTTGAAGATGAAGAAGACTTTAATGATGATGAAGACTGGGAATAATGAATTGGTATAGCAAAATAGTAAATGACTGGAGTGAAATTCCGAACTGTATTCAATTTTTTGAAAAAGAACTATTGGATGCAAGAAAAGAAGTAAAAATAAAAGGAAACATAGAAAAAAATGCTACCTATCTTCCTGCTTATGTTGAATTACGTTTCGGTCAATTACAAGAAATAGAAGCAATATTAGAACATCTAAATATTCAGTTACGAAAAAAGAGAAGTTCGTATCTTAGAAAATATTTAGAAAATTATAACAAAGTTTTAAGTAGCAGAGACGCCGAGAAATACGCAGATGGCGAAGATGAAATTGTTGCAATTGGCGAATTGATAAATCAAGTTGCTTTGGTTAGAAATCAATATCTAGGAATAACAAAAGGATTCGAAATTAAACACTTTCAACTGTCAAACATTATTAAGTTACGTGTGGCAGGAATGGAAGATTCAGAAATTAACACATATTAGGGTAGAGACAATAATGACTGGAATTCATATAGTTAAGAGAAACGGAGAGAAAGAGAGTTTAGATTTAGAAAAGATGCACAAGGTAGTGTTTCAAGCCTGTAACAATATTAACGGAGTATCTGCAAGTGAAGTTGAATTAAAATCACATCTTTCATTCTACAGTGGAATGACAAGCAGTGAAATCCAAGAAACACTAATCAAAGCGGCAGCCGAATTAATATCAGAAGACTTGCCAAACTATCAATGGGTTGCTGGCAATCTAATCAATTATCATATTAGAAAAGAAGTATACAATAACTATGAACCATGGCATATCGCTGAGTTAGTTAATAAGAATGTCAAATCTGGATTTTATGATAAAGCATTATTAGAAGATTATTCAATAGAAGAATGGGAAAAGATTAATGGTTTTATCAAACATGAGAGAGATTTTGACATCACTTATGTTGGAATGGAACAGTTTCGTGGTAAGTACTTAGTACAAAATCGAGTCACAAATAAAATTTATGAAACGCCACAAATGGCATATATACTAATTGCGGCAACATTATTCAGTGATTATCCAAAGGAAGAAAGATTAAGATGGGTTAAGGATTATTATGATGCTATCAGTACATTTGATATCTCATTACCAACGCCTGTTATGGCTGGTGTTCGTACACCACAGAGACAATTCAGTAGTTGTGTGTTAATTGAAACAGATGATAGTTTAGATAGTATCAATGCGACATCTAGTGCTATTGTTAAATATGTCTCTCAGAAAGCAGGAATTGGGGTTGGTGCGGGTAGTATTCGTGCTATTAACTCCCCTATTCGTAATGGTGATGCAAGTCATACTGGCGTTATTCCATTCTATAAGATGTTTCAAGCGGCAGTTAAATCGTGTTCACAGGGCGGTGTCCGCGGCGGTGCCGCAACATTATATTATCCTTGTTGGCATTTAGAAGTAGAAGATTTACTTGTATTAAAGAATAATAAGGGCACAGAAGACAATCGTGTTCGTCATATGGACTATGGAGTTCAATTCAATAAACTTATGTATGAACGACTAATGCAAGGTGAAAACATCACATTATTCAGTCCACAAGATGTTCCTGGTTTGTATGAATCGTTCTTTAATGACCAAGATAAGTTCCGTGAACTGTATGAACAAGCAGAACGTAAGACATCTATTCGTAAGAAATCAGTGCCTGCAATTGACTTATTTTCATCATTTATGAATGAACGCAAGAACACAGGACGTATCTATTTGATGAATGTAGACCATGCGAATGACCATAGTTCTTTTGATACATCTGTAGCACCGATTAAACAATCAAATTTATGTTGTGAAATTACTCTTCCTACTAAGCCACTAACAAGTGTCCATGACGAAGAGGGCGAAATTGCTCTCTGTACACTCAGTGCCATCAATTGGGGAAATATTAAATCACCAGAAGATTTTAAAAAGCCATGCGAGTTAGCAGTGAGAGGACTTGATGCTCTATTGAGTTATCAAAATTATCCACTGATTGCAGCCGAGTTGGCAACAAATAATAGGAGACCTTTGGGTGTAGGTATTATTAATTTTGCGTATTGGTTGGCTAAAAATGATACGAATTATTCTGACCCTAACTTAGAGTTAGTTGACGAATGGGCAGAAGCATGGAGTTATTATCTGGTTAAAGCATCTAATGACTTAGCAAAAGAGATAGGTCCATGTCCTAAATCAGACGAAACAAAATACGGTCATGGGGTTGTGCCAATTGACACTCGTAAGAAAGAAGTTGATGAACTTGTTTCTCATAAAGAAAGAATGCCATGGGCATCTCTTAGAGAAGACCTTAAAGAATATGGAATTAGAAATTCTACACTAATGGCACTTATGCCTGCTGAAACATCAGCACAGATTTCAAATTCTACAAATGGCATCGAACCGCCACGTAGTCTTGTTAGTGTTAAACAATCAAAGCACGGAGTACTGAAACAAGTTGTTCCTGGTATTCACAAGTTAAAGAGTAAATATGAACTTCTATGGGACCAGAAAAGTCCAGAAGGTTATTTAAAGATTATGGCAGTATTACAAAAATATATTGACCAAGGTATCTCAGTGAACACAAGTTATAATCCAGTACATTTTGAAGATGAGAAGATTCCAATGTCAGTGATGCTACAGCATCTTATTATGTTTTACAAGTATGGTGGAAAACAACTATATTACTTTAATACATTTGATGGTCAAGGTGAACTAGATATAAATGCTCTTAATGATGAACCATTAGAGCCTGGATTAATAGATGATGAAGACTGTGAAGGTTGCACAATATAGGGGATATAAGATGACGGTTTTTAATTCGAAAAACAGACAAGACCATACTAAAGCAAAAGCATTTCTAGACCCATCGGGGGGAGTAACGATTCAACGATATGATATGTTAAAATATAAACAATTTGATAAACTTACTGATAAACAGTTGGGTTTCTTCTGGCGACCAGAAGAAGTTGATTGTAACAAAGATGCAAACGACTTTAAACTTCTTACAGAAAATGAACAACACATCTTTACGAGCAATCTTAAAAGACAAATCATATTAGATAGTGTACAAGGTCGAGCGCCAGTTGAAGCATTCGGACCACTAGTAAGTATTCCAGAACTAGAAGCATGGATTCAAACTTGGACATTCAGTGAAACAATTCACTCACGCAGTTACACTCATATTATTCGTAATGTGTATGCTAATCCTAGTAAAGTATTTGATGAGATGATGAATATTCCTGAGATTACAGACTGTGCGGATGCTATCAGTACTAACTATGATGAACTTATTGCCCTTTCATTACAGTATCAATACCTAGGAGTAGGTAATCACACAGTGAATGGCAAGAAAGTTAATGTTGACTTGTATGAACTTAAGAAAGCATTATACAAAACATTAATGAGTGTTAATATTTTAGAAGGTGTTCGTTTCTATGTATCATTTGCTTGTAGTTGGGCGTTTGCTGAATTGAAAAAGATGGAAGGCAATGCGAAGATTATTAAACTAATTGCACGTGATGAAAACTTGCACTTGGCATCTACTCAATCACTTCTAAAGATTTTACCTAAAGATGACAAAGACTATATTAAAATTGCAAAAGAAACAGAAGAAGAATGTATTCAGATGTTTGTTGATGCAGTTGAACAAGAAAAAGCATGGGCTGAATATTTGTTTAAAGATGGCTCAATGCTCGGACTAAATGCACAATTACTAAATGATTACATTGAATGGATATGTTGTAAACGTATGATTAGTGTTAATTTAAAATGTCCATACACTGTTCCACAATCAAATCCATTACCATGGACACAGAAATGGATTGCAGGTGCAGATGTACAAGTAGCACCACAAGAAACAGAAATCACTTCATATATTCAAGGTGGAGTCAAACAAGACGTATCTTCTGATACCTTTGGTGGAATGTCATTGTGATAGAATTAGATAGCATAGGTAAAGTAGATTATGAAGTAAAAGATTTTGTTGCGTTAACACCTCATAACGAGGCGCACTTTTGTTTAGTACCTAGGACAGTTGACCAAGAAACTATTTTAAAGTTACAAAAAGTAATGATGGACATAGGCAATGCAAACATTAAGAATGGAGTATGCAAAGAATACCATACTGTAATGAGATTTGTCAATGACCATCCAATTGTAGAAATACATTTAACACAGGAGAAAAGTATGACCAAAATGGGAACAGAGTTTCAAACATGGATACAAAGTACTTGGATGGAACATCTAGACGAAAAACTGGCTTGGAAAGAAAAAGTAGATTACACACAAGCCGATTGGATTAAGAATAATATTAAATTCTTAACAAATAGATTTCAAGAAGTTAGAGAACTTCCACCTGAACTAAAACAAAGAGCCAGAGCAATAGACGGATTTGGTGAGTAATGAAAATTGTACTTGCTACTGGTGGATTTGACCCAGTTCACTCTGGACATATCCAATATCTTAAAGCCGCTAAAGAATTAGGTGATATTCTTATCATAGGCTTAAACTCAGATGAATGGTTAGAACGCAAAAAAGGCAAATCTTTTATGCCTTGGAATGAACGTCTTACTATTATGAATAATCTAAAGATGGTAGATGAAGTCTTTACATTCATAGACGATGATGATACTGCTGTCAATTTCATAAAACAAGTAAGAGCCCATTATCCCACTGATGAATTAATTTTTGTTAATGGCGGAGACAGAACATCAGCCAACGTACCAGAAATGGTAATTGATGATGTTGAATTTGCGTTTGGTGTTGGTGGCTTTAATAAGAAGAATTCAAGTAGTTCTATATTAGAAGAATGGAAATCCCCTAAAACAATTCGTAATTGGGGATGGTACAGAGTACTAGATGATAAGTCTGGATATAAAGTTAAAGAATTAATAATTTCACCTGGTCAAAGTTTAAGTATGCAACGCCACCGGTATAGAGCAGAACACTGGTATATTCTTAAAGGTGAATGCACATTTAATATAATAAACGTTTCTTCTGATATCGAAGAACTAGGAAAATTTAAAGAAAATCAGACTATTACAATTGAAAAAGACAAATGGCACCAAGCATGTAATACCACGACCGAACTTTGTCACATATTAGAAGTACAATATGGTGACAAGTGTATAGAAGAAGATATTGTGCGAATGAAATAAATAAAAAGGGCATGATAAGATGTAAATTTCACAACTAAAAGGAGTAAGATATGAAACTTATTAAGACAGGAAATATATATGACAAGGATAACTCAATGAATTTATTAAACTTAACAGAAACTGAAATCTCTCAGTTAATCGACTCTCTGGCTACAAATCCATCAATCGAAGCAGACAAAAAAGAACCAACATTATTTTGGTTGCGTGAGCAATTGTCTGAACAGAAAGTAGGTGGTGCATGGAAACGTAGACTTAGAGAAAAGGGTCATGTCATTTAAG